AAACTACTTCTAAAGAAAGTGGTGGATGGAAAGAAATTATGCCAGGTTTAAGAGACATTACTTATTCAGCAGAAGGTCTTGCAGACTTTGTTTCAGCGAATAAAGATTTAGCAGATATTTTTACTGCCTACAATAATAGAACTTTAGTTGCTATCATTTGGACTGATATGATTACAGGTGATAAATCGGTTTCTCAAAGTGCTTACATTACTTCTTGCGAAGTTTCAGCACCAATGGAAGATGTAACTACTTACTCTATTGAGTTTGCAGGAACAGGCGCACCTACATTTGCAACAATAGCATAAATAAAACAAACAAACTATGAACGGAATACTTGAACTTACTCTTAACGGAGAGGTAAAGCAGTTGAAGTTTTCTAACTATGCGTTAGAAACTTACACAAAGATTAGTGGTAGTGATATTGGTAATATTAAAGAAATAGGAGAAGATTACAGTCAGTTACAAATGATAGCTGATTTAGTTTACTCCGGATTGACTGGATATTACAGAGGTAAAAGTTTAATTATAGATTTCACATTTGAAGATGTAGTTGAATGGGTAGATGACTTGAGTTATGAAGGTCAATTACAAGTTATTAAGTGCTTTACCGAAAGTTGTTTAAAGATAACGCAAGAAATGATTAAAGCATTTAAGGCAATGTCTACCGAACAACAAGGAGAAAAAAAAAAGTAACTTGGGATGATATCTTGGATTGTGCGGTGATGGACTTGGGTTTGTTACCGCATATTTTTTGGGATATGACTTTTGTAGATTATTATAGATATTTTATTTATAAAAGAAAGCAGGATGCAAGTGAGTGGGATAGGACCAGGACTTTAATGTCTTACATTTTAAACACTCAAGTAGAGAAGAAAAATCAAAAGAAACCAAGAGAAATATTGCCATTATGGACTGATATTTTAAATAGGTTAAACAAGAAAATTACCATTACTACTCAAAAAGATAAAGAAGCGATTTTGGAAAAATTAAAGCCGAAAGAAGATGGTAAATGAAAAATTAATAGTTGAATTAAGTGCGGATATTAAAGGTTTAAAAAGCCAATTAAATACTGCTCAATCGGATTTACAATCTTTTGCTTCTGCAAACAAACAAACTAGCGATAAAATACAAAACTCTTTTAATAGTGCTACTGATGGGATTAAAAATCTTGCTTTAGGCTATTTAAGTTTAAATGCTGCAATTCAAGTAGTAGGTGCTTCCTTTGATAGTGCTTTAAAATTAGATGCTATTAATTCTGCTTTAACTGCGGTTTTAGGATCAAGTGAAGCAGCAGCAGCACAATTCCAACAATTATCTAAATTTGCTGATCAATACGGATTAAATCTTATTGCAGTTGGCGAGGCTTATAAAAACTTTGCAGCAGCAGCAGTTTCTGCTAATGTCCCTTTAGAGCAAACAAATTATATTTTTGAATCAGTAGCTAAAGCAGCTTCAGTTCTTAAATTATCTAACGATGATTTAAAAGGGTCTTTGAATGCTTTAAGTCAAATGATATCAAAAGGAACGGTATCTGCTGAAGAGTTAAGAGGTCAATTAGGTGAGCGTTTACCTGGCGCATTTAACTTAGCTGCTAAAGCGATGGGTGTAACTACTGCTGAATTGGGTAAAATGCTTGAGAATGGCGAGATTATGGCAGGAGATTTATTGCCTAAATTAGCTTTAGAATTAAATAAAACATTTGGAGATAAAATTGTAGGGGATGTTGATTCATTACAAGCGAGTACAAATAGATTAAGCAACACCTTTACCAATGCTATTAATAATGGTCATATTGGAGAGTTTTTCAAAACAATAATTGATGGTGCTAATAGAACTTTAGAAATACTTGAAAGTAAATCTTGGGGAGAGTTTTTTCATAGATTTTCTGCTGCAATTACAAGTAATACGGCACTTGCTGATTCTTATGCAAGCGTTTATAATGAATTAAATAAGTTAAACAAAGAAACCAAAAAAACAAATGTAGATGTATTAAAATCATTTGGGAGTCCTGCTGCTGCTAAAACTACTACAACTAAAACTAAGAGAACTGCACAAGGGTCAGCAATGATGACTATGAATGACTTAACTGATGCTAAAGCTGGTATAGCTGCTCAAGAATTAGAGGCATTCAATGCAGTAGTAGAAAAGTTAAGTGGTAATATAAGTGTTCTTAAAGAATCATTTAATGGTTTATGGAATGATCCTGCAATCGAAGCATACAATCAAAACTTACAAACTACAATAGGTTTATTAGGCGAAGCATTAACAAATTCATTTAACGCTGCTTTAGATGGTGGAGAAAACTTCTTTGTATCAATAGGAAAAGCATTATTACAATTAATTAAAAAATTACTTATTGCAGCTGCGGTTGCTGCTTTATTAAGTTTCTTTTTAGGTGGATTTGGTGCTGCATCTTCAGTAGCTGGGTTTGCACCAATATTTAAACAATTATCAGGTCTTGATTTTAGTCAAGGAAGTGCAAGTGGATCAATGGTGGCTATGCCAACAAGTACTACTGCACAAGGCAATGTTTCTTTTGAAATACAAGGAGATAAATTATATGGAGTTTTACAGAATTATAACGGAAGATTAAACAGGCTTGTATAATGGTTTATAATTATAAATACAAATTAGAGTGGGTAGGATTAAAGAACGCTGATGCAAGTGATTTTTATTACCGTTTAAAGTTTTACAAAAAAGAAAGTGTTGCAGTAGAATACGATGCAATTTCTTTAGTCCCTTCAAATTTACCTTTTTCTTTAACTTATAGGTCTAAATCGGATTATGTATTTGAGCCTTTTAGAACTTCTGCTGCTGAAATAAACATCTTTTTTGATGAAAACTCACCAATACAACCGGAAGTATTTTTTGATAATACAGATAATACTACTTGGAAAGTTGTTTTAGAATTAATTAAGCCAATTGAATTATTTACAAACCCTGATTTTACTTCAGGATGGACTGAAACTTTTCTTTCAGGTGGTGTTATTACACCCGACTATACAACAGGTCCTTTAAATGATCCTTCTACAAGAATTAAAGATGCAACTGCTTACCAAGCTATATCTTTATCTGAAAATACTTCTTATACTTATTCTGTTTGGTTAAAAGCTAACGAAGGAAATCCTGTTGCTACAATATTTGTAGGTGATAGTGAATATGTTATAAATGTAACTAATACTTGGATACAATATGATTTTTCAGTAACAAAAGCTGAAGCAGTTTACAATTGCGGTATTGAAGTAATAGGTGATGCTTTAGTTTATTATCCTAATTTATATGAAACAATTCTACAAGGTTCTGCTGAACTTTGGAGTGGGTATATTTTAAATTCGGATATTCAATATGATTGGCAGGATCAATATTTTCTTAGATTAACTGCTACTGATTTTTTAGGTGTTTTAAAAGAATATAAATATTCTGAGTACGAAGAGTTCTCGATGTTCCAAAGCCAAGATTTTTACGAAGGCATTTCAATTAAAGATTTTATTATAAGATGTTTAAACTTAGTAGGTTTAGAGATTGATTATAAATTTGCTTTTAACTTTACTGAAAATAACCTTGCTAAGAATGAGGTTAGTATGTTTATTAATGAATATGCTGCTATTGATTGGAAAAATAATAGCCCTTATGACCTACAAAAAATAATAGGTAATTTATTAACTTCTTTAGGATGTATTCTTTATTTAGATAATAGAGATAATACTTGGACTATTTTAGCAATTAATGAATTAGCAACTACTCAAAATAACTTAGTACCTTATAGAAAGTATAGTTATATTGATGGATCTGAAATAACAGATGGTAATTATAATATCAAAACTGTTATAAAACAGAATACTCAAACAATATTTAGTGATGCTAATCAAGTAGTAACATTAAGACCAAGATTAGACGAGGTTCAATTAATGTATCCTAATAAAGTTAAAAACTTAACTATAAATTACGGATTCTTTCAAGAAGATACAAGTGTATTCCCTAATAAACCTTTATTTTGGACTGAGAATGTAGGTACTTATAATGGCGAAAAAGGCACATCACATCCTTATGATCCATATTGGATGGAAACCGTTGAAAAGGAAGATAAATTAGATCCTATTGATGGAAGTAATTATTTAGGATTAAGTATTGATATGAAAAGATTTTTAGGATGTTTTGATCCAGTCTTAAATACTTATACTCACTTAGGAGATAGTTACGCTTTTAATTTAAACTTTGAATTTAGAATTACCGCTCCTGAACCAGGTGATGGATTTAATGTAACTTTTTTATCTAAAAGATTAGAATCTTCTGCTATTTACCCAATTGCTGATTATGCTTCTTTTGATTCAAGTGGATTATGGGCTGCACAAACTGCTGCCGATACATTAGGATCTAATCCTACAAGAATAGAAGTTTACGCTGATAATAATATGTGGAAGAGATTTCAAGTATTATCTAAATACACTCAGTCAAGTGGAGGTAATACGCATTCTTCTACAAATTGGTTTTGGGAATTAGACGAATTACAATTAAGAATTAGACCGATGAGGTTAAAGTCTTTATTAAGTCCAAGCCATTTAAATGTAGATAACATTCAGCTTAATATTATTCCAACAAGAAATTTAGCTTTAGAGAAATTAGGTTATAAAGCAGTTCAGAATACAGATTTAAACTCACCAAAGCCAGGTTATCAAAAAAACATAAAGGTAGTAGAATCGATGTTTCATACCGGTGATTCAAATGGATTATCGGCAGTTTATTACGAGGATGTTATTTTTACTAAAGAAACTTACGATTTTGTAAATTATATTCAAACTTCTAATAAATGGAGAAAGCCTTTTATGGAAGTTATTGAAGGAGAAACTCCTAATTATAACTACTTAAATAGTTTAACCGCATCTTCTGTACTTTCTTTTTATAGATCACCAGGAAGAACCTATAATGGTAATGTTTATGCTGAGCAAACTCCTGTACAAGGATATACTCCTTTTGCATTCCCTGTTTATACTGAAATTAACGGTGTATTTAATAGAACAATAACTAATAATATAGCTAATCAATTTGGTGCTGATGTTATAGCTGACGGCGGAACATTTGAATCATTTAATTGCTTATTAGGTAACTTAAATCAAATTATAAATATTAGTAGTAATTTCTTTATGAGTGAAGCTACTTTTGACTATTTTAACAATAAAACAAATGCTAAACTTGAAGAAGATTTAACTAACAATATTGAATACTTTACACTTGGGCTTGCACCTTATCAATTTAGTCAATCGACTTTATTTGGTCAACCTGGAAGTAGTACAAGTAATTCGCAAACAGAAGTAATACCCCCTTCATAATGAACGAACTTAAAGAAATAAACGATCAGTTAAAAGCATTATCTATTAATGTAGAAATGATTAGCCAGGCTATCACCGGATCAAAGCTAAACAGAAACGGAATCCTTCAAAGATTAGAATTAATCGAAGAAACTTTAGAAGATACTGAAAAAAGTGTTCAAGAGGTCCGGGATTATAACACAGGTATAAACTGGGCAGTAAGAATTGGTGCTTTTATATTAACGATAACAGGTATAACTTTTATTAAAGACTACTTATGGCACAAATAAGCGAAGATGGTTTAAAGTTATTAGTTGAGTTTGAAGGCTTAAAGTTAGATGCTTATCAGTGTTCGGCTTTGGTTTGGACTATTGGGATAGGTTCGACTAAATACGATAATGGACAACCTGTAAAAAAAGGTGATAAAATAACGCAAGAGGAGGCTTATAAGCTATTCTTAGACACTTCCGACACTTACGCTGCTTGTATCAAGAGATATGTCATTAGACCGCTTAAACAGAACGAATTTGATGCTTTATTCTGCCTTTGTTACAACATTGGATGTGGAGCATTTGCAAAGTCATCTTTAGTAAAGTTTATTAACGGTGGTCAAACGATTGAAAAAATAAGAATAGGCTTCTTGATGTGGATTAAAGTAGGTGGAGTGGTTAGTAAAGGATTAATGAGAAGAAGATTAAGGGAGTTTAACTTGTATGCGAAAATTAAATAATACACTTTCTACGGTATTTGGAGCGATTGTAGCTATTGCGAATGCTTGGGTAACTATTGACTGGGATAATTTTATTTGGTCTTTAAATACTTGTATTAAGCTATTCCTATCGGCATTAATTGCTTTGGGTGGTTATATGACAACCATAAATCATAAGCCTTTGAATAAAAGATAATTGCATTTGCTAAAATAATTAGTAATTTCGAGAAAAAAAACTATGCACAGACCAAGACTAACCGAGACTGAATACAACCAATATCAGTTAAAAAAGCTAACGGATAAAAGAACTTATAAGCTATTTGTATTTTCCGACCCACATGGTTGGTTAGCTGACCTTAAATGTTTAAGGGTAATCAATAACATTCTACAACACAATAAATTTGATGAAGTTTGTATCAACGGAGATATAGTAGATTTACCTTTTGTTTCCAAGCATACTAATAAACTTTTTATGGAAGGTATCTTAAAAGGATATAACGAAGTTGAAGAATTTAGATACACCGAAGAACAAATCCTAAAGCCTTTAAGACTTTCAACAGATGCGAAGATTACAATAAGAACTGGTAACCACGATGAACGAGTTACAAAGCCTTTTTTATTATCCAAAGGACAATTAGCAAGATTAGCTATACTTTATAAACACTTTGAATCAACGAAGTTTGAAGAGATGCTGCACCTGGCAGAAAACGATATGGTTTATGACCCTACGGATGTTTTTAATTACTTTGATATTTTTGATATTACTCACGGATTAAGTTTAACAAAGAACGCAAGTGAAAAGAATATTATTGAGTATTGGGGTTCCGGATGCACAGGACACAGTCATAGGCTTGGAATGCGATACATAAGAAATAGGCATAACATTAATGCTTGGTTTGAGGTTGGATGTACCAGGTTAATGGAAGCAGTAGAATATCTACCTACCGGTAAGATAGCAGATTGGTGTCAAGGCTTCCTGGAAGTAACTTTCAAGATTGATGGCGATAAAGTTTTATTCTTTGCACAACCCCACGCTATTATTGATTATAAATGTGTTTATAACGGTGTTTTATATGGAGAATAAAGAAGAAGAAATATTTGATGTAACTGATGGCGAGATTTTAGAGGAACTTAAATTCTTTGTTTATTTTCTTTTTGAATTAGAGGAAAAAAGTTTACTTTTATTCCCAAGTTACAAAACCTTGACACAAGCAAGGTTAATTAAAATGATTGAAACACGATTAGACTTTTTAGATTATGATGAAGACAAAGAGGGAGATGTTAGTTGAGAAATTAAAAGAATTATACAACCAAATAGAAATAGTACGAAGAGAATTAATAACCGAAACAAATAAAGAAAAACTAAAAGAAAAACAAAATGAAAACTATCGAAGAAATTAACCATTTAGAGAATTGCGAATGCTCGGAGATTTGCACTAATTGTAATGTTAAATATCAATTTAAACCTATCGAATTAACTGGGAGTAAAATAGCTGATATAGTTACAAAGCCTAAATACTACAAAGTTGAAATTAAAGGAGTTCCTGTGGATGTAATTGATATAGCCAACGCCTATAATCTTTCGTTTATGAAAGGTAACGCTATAAAGTATATTTTAAGAGCAGGAAAAAAGGATTTATTGGTCCAGGACCTAAAAAAAGCTATTGAGTGTTTAAATAGGGAGATTGAGTATGAAGGCGGTAAGTAGGAATATTACTTTATTTTGGTTAAATTTGCGAAAGGATAATAATATATCTTTAAATTATGGCAAAGAAATCAAAAGAAATAAAAGAAGACTTAAATATAGAAGTTATAACCGAAATAGAGCAGGTAAACCCTTTGACTATTTCCGAGTGCTGCAAGACTGATTATATCTCTTCGGGTACAAAAGTGTATTGCTCAAAATGCAAGGCAGACTGCCGTTTAGAAAGACAAAAGAAACTAATTAAGTTATGGTCGCCAAAAGGATAATATTTGTAATGGTAGTAATTTTACTACTATCTTCTTGCAAGTCTAAAAAGCTGGTAGAAACTACAAAAGTAGATTCCGTTATAACTACGGTCCAAAAAGTTGAATTAGCTACTGATTCAAGCGATATTGAAACAACCGAAGAAATAGCTTATGTTTTTGACACATTAATAAACCATCAAGTTACACCTTTAGAAGCTATTAGAGGCGACTACAAGTATAAACTAAAGGCAATCCATATAAAGAGGCACATCAAAGAGCGTAAGCGCTTACAGAGCCTTAAAATCGATAAGAAAGAAAACAAGGCTATTAAAGTGGATAAAACCACTATTCAAGAAGAGAAGCCAAAAGGAAATAACACTTTACTCTATTTATTGGGTATTGGAGTAGTTGTTTACCTTATCCTAAAAAAACTTTAAAAATAATTTCTTTGATTATCAGCAAGTTACGATTTGCAAAGGCACTTTAGTAAAATAATGCTTTAGGATGTAATTCTTAATTAAGATATTCGCTTATCGTTTAAAACCCACGATACCAAAATTATGACCAATCAAGAAAAAATTAGTAAAATCAAAGATTTAAAAAATCAATTAGATTCTATTTATTTAGAAATGCCATCTTCTTTTTTCCAAATGGAGCAAAGAAATAAATCTGCTTTTATTATAACCAAAGAGATTGAAAAATTAGAAAATCCCAATTCTTACAATGAAAATATAAACCATTGGGATAATCACGAAATAAAACTTTAACAAACCAAAAGGGGTGCAGCATCCTACACTGCATTAAAACTATGTTCAACTATCCACAAGAACCATCATTTGAGCAAGGCTTAAAAGATGCAATCAACAAGCTAACAAATCAGCTACCAAGTGTACAGAAAGACCCTTACAAGTCAAGACAAGTGTACGCAAGAATCCAAGTTTTTAAACGAGCCTTACAATTATTAGATGATTTACCAGAAAGAACAAGCACTACAAATTAAGTCGCTGGGCATAGGGGAGACTATGCAAGTAGACAAACGAGAAGGCAACCGGATTAGGTCCTTACTATCGTATTACAAAACTTATAACGGCAAGATTTACTCTTGCAAAGAATTAACCAAAAATTGTTTAACCATTACTCGAAAAAAATGAAAAAGTTAAAAAATCCAATTATCGAAGAGATTAACATTGTAGAAGTTGATTTCCAAAACACTTATTACACCGAATACACCGATGGTTTTATTATTTACCACCATAGATTCAAACAGGCAGACCTACGCTTTTGGGTATTAGAAAACTACGATATTTCAAGAGGTCAAGTTAAAATAGAGTTAGACCCTACAAGTATGGAGCAGGCAGAAAATCCTATTTACTTTACACAGGATGTAGAAGAGTTTATTAACGAGAACTACGAGGAATTAATTTTAGCAATGTTAAAACAACCAGTGTTGGCTTGTCAATCTACTTTTGCTAATACATTGTATGATATTTGCAGACCACGATAATGAATGAGTTTGAAAACTTTTTTGGCCTCACTTTAGAAGAGATGCTGGAAGAAATGGAAGAATGGTATACTATAACTGAAGACTAATGAGTATTATAACCGTTCACAAATTCATTAATAATCCACCGAAGGAAAGTAAGTTGGATAAGTTAAAAAGGCTTTATAGACAAACATTAGAAGATGGTAACTACTGTAAATCAGTCCAGGCAATGTATCTTATTAATAGAGTTAAAGAAGCTGAAATACAAAGGGTTACAAATGATTATGAGCATCATATTTCGAAGCAAATAATTAAAAATAATTACCTTAATTTAATAAAATAAATTGTATCTTTAAAAACCAAAACAAGAAAACTATGTCATTATTAAAAATTCAATCCGAATTAAAAGCACCTAAAAACCAATTCAATTCCTTCGGGAAGTACAAGTATCGTTCTACGGAAGATATATTGGAAGCAGTAAAGCCTTTATTACTTAAGTACGGATGTACTATGATAATATCGGATAGTGTCCAAGAAAAAGCAGGAATTATCTTCTGCGAAACTTACATTCAATTTTTTGATAAAGATGGTAAAGAATTTAACGCTTCGGCATCGGCTGGGATTGATCCAAGTCGAAAAGGTATGGATATTGCGCAGAGTTTTGGTGCGAGTTCCAGTTATGCTCGGAAATATGCTCTTAATGGTTTATTCCTTATTGATGATACCAAAGATGCTGATGCAACGAATATGCACGATGCAGTCAAAATGGTAGAAGAAAAACTAAAGCCAATTTTAAAAGTAGGTACGGAATTGTTTGACAAATGCAGAGCAGGTTACCTAAAAGATGCAAAGAATTTAACTGCTATTCAAGAACGCTATTCTATGGATGCAGAGACTTTACGAATTTTAACTGTTAAGGCAAATGAAATTATTTAAAGCAAGACCGAGTTCATTGGGGAAACTAATGAGCAAGTCAAAGAAGCCAGGCGAATTGTCGCAAACTTGTATAACTTATCTTAAAAATTGGTATGCAGGAGATACGGAAGAACTTGATTCCAAGTATTTAACCAAAGGTATCTTATTAGAAAACGAAGCAATAGAGTTTGCATCCAAAGTTTTATACGGTGGTATTAAAGCCTATAAGAACGAAGATATTTATTCTAACGAATGGTTAGTAGGTACTCCCGATGTAATCCTTGAAAATTCTATCATAGACACTAAATGTGCTTGGAATAGAAAAACCTTATTAGATTCAGCTTTAGAGTTAAATACTGATTACGAATGGCAGTTAAGAGGCTATATGATGTTATGTAATAAAGAGTTTGCTACACTATTCTATTATTTAGGCGACACACCTGCTGCTGCTAATTTTGGAACAAAAGTTAGCTATTCACATTTAGAAGACTTTGAACGCTGGGTATCTTACGAGTTTAAACGAGATATTTCTATTGAGCAAGAGATTATCGAAAGAGTTGAACTTTGTAGGACCTGGCTTCAAAAATACGATGCCGAGATACAGGCAAGAATTGGAACAAGAATTATAACTCTTTAAAAAAAAATAAAATGGAAGTACAAGGCACAATTTACGCAATCGGACCAATTCAAGAAATTACCGAGAAATTCAAGAAACAAGAAGTTATTTTAGAAACTTTAAATGGCGAATACACGCAACACATTAAAGTTCAGTTTACTCAAAAAAGGATTGATTTATTACAAGCGTTAGCACCAGGCAACGAAGTAGTTTGCTCAATTAACTTGACAGGTAAGCTATACAAAAACAAAGAAGGCAAAGAAGATTGCTTTACAAGTGTAGACTGTTGGAAAATTGGATTAATAATTGACAATATGGTGGGTACAAGTGTAATTACAAACGAGCCTGAAAGCGATAGTTTACCCTTTTAATTAAAGATATTGGTGCTGCTGCAAGCGTTCTTTTTGCGCCAAAGATAAGAGGTGTCTGCGAACTATTTAGGGGAAAGTTTAACAATTTTAGCAGAAGATTAACACCCAAATACTAATGAGTAGCGTTAGTATTTTAAATAAACCAAAAAATATAAAATTATGACTCCAAAAGAATATGCACAAGAATTAGTAGAAAAATATTTTAATACTTGTCATAAGTCCAGCGACCTTGAATTAAGTTGGAAAGTATGCAAATTATGTGCAATAATAGCAGTAAAAGAAATGTTAGAAAATGATGGTTGGTCATCAAGCCAATATGAATGGGATGTATTTAAAAAGTATTTTATAGCAGTTATAGAAGAAATAAAAAAGCTATAAGATGGATTTTTTAGAGGAATATAGAACTGGGAATGTAACGATTGAGGATTTAAGCCAAAAGTATAACATATCCCAAAGGCGAATAAGAGAAGTTTTAAGAGCCAAAGGAATAAGAACAAAGCACCTTAAAACAAAGAAAGTAACTTTAGAAACGAATGCTATTTTTAATGACTTTTTAAAAGAATATTTAGTTGAAGGTAAGCCTATTAAGCATTATGCAGAGAAATTTAATGTACCGTTATCTTCGTTAAATAAAAAGCTGGATAAATACTTTAAATTGCGAAAGAAGTAGTATATTTGCAATGTATTAGATACCTAATTTGAAGTAGTAAGCAAGTTAGATATTATCAAAAAATGGTTATTCATTAACCTGGAACCTGTCGAAACTTACTACCGATGGGTTTCTTTTTTTTACAATTATGGCACATAAAAAGGATGCTTATTATTTCTCGCACGATAGTTCGGCTTCGAGGGATATTAAAATGCTAAAGATTAAATACATCTACGGCTGGGAAGGAATTGGTTTATTTTGGGGTATTATTGAAACTTTAAGAGAAACAACCGATTTCAAATTTGAATCAAATAAAGATAGTATTAATCTTCTTGCATCCATACTCCAGGTAGATGCTATTAAGCTACAAACTTTTATAAATGATGCTATTAAGGTTGGATTATTTATTGAATCTAAAGGTTATTTTTATTCAAACAGTCTAAATGATAGAATGGAAGAAATGAATAAAAAGAGGCTTAACGGTATTGCAAATGGTAAAAAAGGTGGTAGACCAACAAAAGAAGAAAGCGAAATAAAACCTAAACATAACCTAAACAATAACCCAACTGATAACCTAAACGAAAGCAAAACAAAACCATTAAAAGAAAGTAAAGAAAAAGAAAGTAAAGAAAATGATATAATAGATAGTGTTGATATTAAATTTATTCCTCCTACTAAAGATGAAGTATTAGAGTATTTTATTAAAAGAGGTTATAAAAGAGATATAGCTATTCAAGCATATTATTATTATGATTCTCTTGGTTGGAATAACAAATTAGGTAAAGCAGTAACAAATTGGAAAAATACTATGGTAACTAATTGGTTTAAACCAGAAAATAAAGTTAAAATTGTAAACTTACAACAACCTACTTTCTAATGGACTTTATAAAACAATATAGCGACATCCAAAGCGAATTAGATTCGTTATACGATACAGGATTAATCAAAGGCGAAACGGTTGGATTCTCCGAAGTAGATAAACTAATATCTTTTAAAAAAGGTGCTACTTCTTATATCTACGGAACTCCTGCAAGTGGTAAGTCTGAATTTTGGTGGGAATGTTTAATTAACTTATCAAAAAGTAAAGGTTGGAAGCACTTAATATTTAGTCCCGAAACAGGAACTCCAGCAGAGATATTTGCCGAGATAATACATAAGTGGGCAGGTAAGCCATTCTTTGATTTGGATGGTAATAAGCTACAAAGACTTACTAAACAAGAAATGTATCGTTACGGTTTAGAAGTAAGCCAATATTTTTACATTATGGATTTAGGAGTAAAAGATATTACTTTAGATGACTTTCACGAAGCAGTAGAGAAATACGGAGTTAAGTTTGATACTGTTACAACAGACCCTTTCAACGAAGTAAAGCACGATTTACACGGCGAACAAAGGGATATGTATATGGCGAGGGTATTAGGCAAAATTAGAATGTATGCAAGGGAATACAATTATCATCATACAATTATTATGCACATAGCAAGGGAAACAGGAGCAAAGGTAATAGATGATGCAACAGGCATTAAATACTATCCACCTGCTGACCCACGATTTATAGATGGCGGAGAAACATCCTTTCGTAAAGGAGAACAAATGATTTGCGTTTGGCGACCACCATTTGGAGTAAGCAAAGAAGGTACTCCTTATCAAGGCAACGAAGTAAAGATAATAGTTCAAAAGACTAAACCTAAAGGCATAGGCGAAGTAGGCGAGGCTACATTATTTTTTGATAAATGGCGAAACTGCTATTACGAAGAAATAAACGGAAGTAAGAGTTATGCAGGAAATTATGTTACATTTGAAAAACCAAAAATATTACCTTTTTAATTATGAATCAGCACAAAATGTACAGATGTATTCGATTGATGCAGCTACTACAAGAAAAATCAAGAAACATTTATACCATAGCTAAATATCTTAATGTAACAAATAGAACCGTTTACCGGTATCTTAAACTTTACGAAGAACTTGGCTACATTGTAAAAAGAGATATGTTTAACAAAGTATTATTAATCAAACTATAAAACCTAAAATTATGAAAGCAAAATTAATTGAATCAGTTTACCATTACAAAAACCATCAAATTATTATTGAACCATTTTGTGGCAATCTTTGTGGATGGGCAGTAGAGTTTAAGTATGCACATTTATTTAAATGTATAACAGAACTTGGTATACAAACTAACGAAGAATTAGGTTTAGACCCTAATGTAGAAATTTCTTATTTTTCAATAGATAGATTTGATGAATCAAGAATATATCACAATAAGATAGATATTAACAAAGAAAAGTCTATTCTTAAATTTTTAATGGGTTGTATTGATGATTTTGGTTTTAATAACTAATGACACTACAAGAATTTGCTAAACATTCGGAAGCCAGGCTTTTTAGTTTAGAATTATTTGAACAATTACCAATCCATAAGCTATCTTCGCAGTATTATGTTGATGCTTTACGAGAAATTATTAACTTAATTAACCCAGTGCAGGACAAAAAGTTTATTTTAAGTGATGAGAAAGTTATCAGAGTTAAATGAGCCATTAAAAGCAGTTTTAGAGAGTGAACTTGAAAAAAGGATTCCAAGAACGGATTTTAGGCAATCAACTCTATATAAGATAGCAGATTTACTCTGTGTGATGCAAATAAAGCTATTAGAGGCAAATAAAACTAAAATTGTTAGTAAGACATACCAAGATAATTTGAATGCCTTAGAAACGCTTAATTTGGCTTTTGTGCTTTTGACTGATTTGCAAGGCGAGAATTTGCTTTTACGAAATGAGTTATTAACTTTGAGGCACGAAGCTGAAATTATAATAGCCGAGTTAAGTGAAAGAGTTAAAACGCTTGAAATGATAGATGACTTGTAAAAGATGTATAGGTTGAATTGATAAGATTTAACACCTGCAATATTTACAAAGGATGTAATGTCCTGTTTTTTAACGAATTAACTGGACAAAGTGCATGAAACGTTACTAAAAACTCATGCAAACA